CATCTCCCACCGTCCCCGCCCCGATGGCGAACCGGCGGTTCTCACCCACCTGCCCGTTGTGGATGGCGATGAGCTGGTCGAGGTACTCCCGGACCGATTTCCCGGCATACTCCGCTGGCGGCTGGACCGAGTCGTTGAAGAAGGCCAGCTCCCCCTCGCAGTAGAGCACCCGGTTGTTCCAGAAGTCCCGGCTCTCCGACAGGGCCCGTCCCGCCCAGATCTCTTCTCCGTTCTTTTTCACGGAAATATCCGTGACCATGCGGACGATGGTGTCGTAGGCCGCGTTGGTGGGCGGAAGGGTCATCTCCAGAGACCCGGCGGCGCTGTCCTCCAGAGTCAGCTTGGGGTTGACCACCTTCATGTTGTCCAGGGAAAAGACGTCGTTGTAAATGCACACACCGTCTGCATAAATGCTATACATGGGTCACAACCTCCCCTGTCTGAAGTCCACGGAGACGGACCCCGTTCCCGTGTCGCACCACAGCTCCAGCGTGGCGCCCAGGTCGCCGAAGAACACAAACTCCGGGAACTGGATGACCCCGTCGGGGAGGAGCTTGGTCTCGTCCAGCCCCAGCGTGGGGTTGATAAAGCGGATGTGTACCCCCCGCTTATCCGAGCTGCTCACCCGGAACACGGGGCACACCGGAGCCCGCCCGAACAGCAGCGCCGCCAGCTTCACCGCCCGGATCTCCTCCGTCACCGCGATGTCCTTGAACACGGCGGGGCGGATGACGCCATTTTGAAAGTTGAAGGGGTCCCACAGCCAGTCGTCCGTGGAGGACAGGACTGACCACTTGTAGGGCCCCACGTCATAGTCGATGGTGATGCGCGACCAGTCCTTCTCCGACTTCCAGACGTTGATGGTGAACCGCCCCTCGTAGAAATACTCCGGGTCGTCCTCCAGCACTGCCCGCAGCTTCTGCCCGTGCAGATAGTCCATGATGTCGGAATAGGCCATGTGCCAGGGCTTGAAGTCGTTCATCACGATAAACTCGATAGAGCCCGTCCGGTTTTGGTACACCGGATACCCGGTCAGGGATTGGGACAAGTCGATGACCCCATCCCCGCCGGGGATTTCCAGCGTCTTCACCTTCTGGGCCGGCGGATTGAACACGGGCCGGGAGGCGGGGACCAGCCGCCAGTCATCCCAGGTGTTTTTCCCGCCAATGGTGATGGAATGATACACGGCTCAGTTCCCCCTTCCTCTCCGTGTCGCCCTCTGTCCAAGGGCGTTGTCCATGGGTCCCGCCATCTCACCGACCAGAGTGCCGGTGTCCAGCACGACCCGCATCCGCTCCATGCGCTCCGTCATCTCTGCCATTTCACTGCGCAGGGTGCGAAGCTCCTCAATGATGTCGTCGTTGTCTACCTTGACCGTCATCCGGTTCTCCCCGGAGGCGTTTTGGAACGCCAGGCTGGCCTGTCCCGCCAGGCGGATGGACCGCAGGGGGTAGAACAGGCTGTCGATCTGGGTCGAGGCCCCGGTGAGGTCAGACAGGTCCAGCACCGGGCGTATGGTGGGCCGCATCTCCGCCTCGCCGCTCAGCAGGTCGGGGAGTCCAGCAATGGCGCCGGAAAGGCCGTCCACGGCGGAGTCCGCCATGTCTGCGCCGGCGGCAAAGGACCTTTCGGCATAGCCGGCCAGTCCGCTGACAAAGCCAAGGCCGGTGAAGGACCCCAGCTCCCGGAAGACCCGGGAGGGAGAGTTGATCTCCAGCGTGCTCTTCACCGCCTCCACGCCCGCCAGCGCCATGCTGGTCAGCTCGTCGATAAAGGTGGATTTGGACTGGGCCACGCCCTGGGCGAGGCCGGCGGGAATTTGCTGTCCCGTCTCCGTCCACCCGGCTTCCGACAGGATTTTCCGGGCCGCCTCGGTCATTTCCGCCATCTTGGCTTCCGTGTCCCGCTTGATCAGGCCCACATTTTCCGAGAATTCCTGCCGGAGGGAGGCCAGCTGACGGCTGGTATCCTCCTCCAGCTGGGCCATTTCGCTCTGCCAGGTCAGCCGGTACTCCTCCAGCTCCACCGCCGCGTCCGCCCGGAGCTGCGCGATCTGCTCCTGGGTCTCCACCCGAAGCCCCTCCAGTTCCGAGGTCGCCTGGTCACGGGCCTGGGCGTGCTTGATGGACCAGAGGGAGACATACTTCTCCAGCTCGTCGTCGCTCATGGAGTTCAGCGCCCGGATCTCTTCGATGGCAGAGGGCCCCATCTCCTGAAGCTCCGCGATCAGGTCCGAGTCAACGCCCCTGGCGGAGAGCTGACCCAGAATATCCTGCCACTCGCCAAACTCCTGGACCTGACCCTCCAGATTCTGCATCAGCGTTTCACTGCTGACCGCTTCCTTCTTCGCGACCTCGTCAAAGAGGCCGTAGGACTGGTACAGGCTCTTGGTCCGGGACTCCACCGCGTCCTGATACTGCTGGTTCAGGGATTCGATGTCCCGTTCCAGCTGCTCGTTGATGGACTTGACCTTGTTGGCATAGGCCTCCTCCAGCTGGATGCGCCGCTGGTTGGCGGATTCCTGAACGCTCTGCACGTCGGCGATATACTGCTGCTGGGCCTCGTAGATTTCCTGCTCCAGCCGGTAGACCTCCCGGTCCAGCTTCTTCCGCTCCTCGGTGCCCTTGGCGTACCGGCTCTGGACCCGCTTGTAGGCGGCCAGCTCGTCGGCCAGGCTCAGACGGTTGTAATACTTTTCCTCCTCGATCCAGTCCATGGAGTTCTGATAGGACTCGTCCACAAGCTGGTTGCGGAGGGTGAAGACCTTCCGGTCCAACTCCATCCGTTCCTTGCTGCCCTCCAGATACCGGGCCTGCATCCGCTCATAGGCGGCCAGCTCCTCCTCGGTGCTCAGGCGCTTGTAATACTTCTCCTCCTCGATCCAGTCCAGGGAGGCCTGGTAGGTGGCGGAAACCAGTTCATTTTGAACCCGATAGACCTCCCGGTCGATCTTCATCCGCTCCTCACTGCCGGCCCTGTACTTCTTTTGGAGGTTTTCCCATCCGGCCAGCTCGTCCATCAGGCTCAGCTCGCCGTAATACTGCTTCTCGTTGATCCAATCCTCAAAGGCATCGACGCCCTTCTCGCTGACGGCGATCACCTCGTCGATCATGCCGGAGGCGGCCTGTGCGGCAGGGACGATGCTGTTGTTGACGCCGATGGCCAGACCCTCGCCCACGTTTTCGCCCAGATGGATGAATTCCCGGGAGGGGGAGTGGCTGTTCAGCGCCCTCTTTGCCGCTTCCAGAGCGGCCAGGCCCAGGCTTCGGCCGGCGGACCTTGCGCCGCCCAGCTTGGAGTTGATGCCGTTGATAAAGCCCTGCCCGGCGTTCTTTCCGGCGGTCTCGAACTCCGGCTTCATGCGGTTGATGTTGGATACGGCGGTGGAGAGCACCGTCCTCATCGCGTCCCCCACCGTTCTGGAGTGGGCCGTGATGGATGCTTCCATGGTCCGCATCATATCCGATGTCGATGTCCGGATGGCCGGGACCTTCCCGTCCACAATGTTC